TCACTAGAACTTTGATACTTAACATACAAAGTATAATTGTTTAGTGTAGATATGGAGTTTGTTACATATGTTTCTACTTTGGCTGTTACACCACTAGTTTCACCCTTAATTGTTTTACCAACTAACTGTTCAAGATATATTGATACTGGAATACCTAAATGACTTTCATCAATTTGTACAGCAGTATATTCTGGATCATATGCAATTTGGCCAGGAACTACTACTGAACCTTCTTTGAAAAAATGTTTACCAAACTTTTCAACCTGATTCTGTAGAATAGATTGTAAAGTAGTTAATTCTCTTGCCTGTACTGGTAAACCAGGCTTAAACAGTACTCTTTGATAATTTTTAGCTTCCGCAAAATCATCAAAATATGGAGATGCATTTAAATTGGTATTCTGTGGCATTTTACTATTAGAACTCCAGTACTATTTTAATATCCTCTTTCTGACTAGAAGATCGAGGAATTGCGACTCTATTATCAATGTAAATCAATTCACCAGATTTAGTGTTATACTCTGCCGAGGCTATGCCTGCAACAAAGTTAATGCCTAACTGGTACGTGGTGTTATTTATCGACGTAGTAATACCGTTGAAGTCTGTATTCAACGATAATACGGGTCCAGTAACAGATGCTCCACTAATAGTCACACCATACCCTGCATCTGGGGTTGATGTGAATGGGATAATCTTGAAACCACTCTCACTACTAGCGAGACCCATTGGTTGAAAATACTTCAGTACACCAGTTATACTATCCCATGAAGCAACAAATCCAACTGCAGTTGATCCAACACCAACTGTTTGTGTGATTTGAGAATCAACAGCATATGTTGTTTCTGTAGTTAATCCTGTCAATTTAAGAGCTCTCAATCCACTTACAATAGATGAATCAAGTAACTCCGTATCACTTCCAAATATAGTGGGATTTTTTAATACCCCTATTCTGGAGAAATCATTCCCTTCAATAACATCAGGGTTTGTTGTTTGTGTTTCGAATCTGGAATAGAGAAGACATCTATATGCCCCTAATTCTCTATACACATCATATCCATGACCACCTTTAGGTGGCATAATCACATCAAATACCGCTCGAGCAGTAGTTCCTATACCAGTGTTGGTTAGGTTCTCTAAAACTCCGCCAGATTCACTGCCAGGCGCGCCAGGGAAGAATTGAATGTTCCCGTGAGTATATCCTTGTCCACCATCAGTAACAAATACTTCTGAGACCTTTCCGAAAGAATCGATAGTGATAGTTGCAGTACCACCACTTCCGTCACCTAAAATAGGGACATTTGCAAATGAAGTGGAAATAGGCTGATAACTACTTCCCCTATCATTAATTACAACAATTTCAACTTTACCATCTATGGAGTTTGCTTTTGTAGAAACAGATTCTCCTTCATTACCCCAATTCTCTGGAACTGGAATATATTCGATAGAATCAAATTTTACAATCTCTGATGGTTTAATGGTGTAAAGATATTTCCAAATATAACCATCACCAGAAGTACCTGCAGCTCTGGATTCTAAGTCAATAAAGGTTGGTTGGTCATAAGACGGTCTACCTTTAGGGTTCTCTGGGTCAGAACCATTCTGAAGACAAACATATACTCGTAAGTCTTCATTGATTACATAAAAATTCGCTTCATAAAGATTTGCCTGACTAGTTGTTGGAGTCAGATTGTAGATGCTATAATCATGCCTGTACATTTCATAGGTAGTGCCTGCAACCCATGAAACTTTTCTGACAAGTCTACGAACGTCTTTGTCCGTGATCTTTTTCATAGCAATGATGGATTCTTTGATCTCACTCTCTTCCTTAAATCCATCCAAAGGAGCAGGAGTGTTAGTATTCCAATCCGTTGTGCCACCAGACTTTGTATCAGTCGAGTTCGGTAGTCCAATAAAGGAATAATACTTGTTTACAGTGGATCCCACACCGACAAAACTTTTCACAAAAGTTTCGGCATTCAGAATCCTAAATTGATCCGATATAATAGCAGGCATTTTAATAGCGAATTTTTTCTTTATTTATGGGGTTTATGTAAGTGGTTTTGTTCTACTTAATTGAGCAGCGGTTTCAATACCAGCCAAACCATTGTCTACATCGACGAAGAAATCTTGAGGAAGACCAGCTGTTCTATTCTGGTAATCATATATTCTACCCCAAGAATATTTACCATAGTAATTCTTAATAGCTGTAGTTCCAATACCAACTTGAATTTGACTATTACTATTTGGTCCTGGCTGGAATGAACACGATACAGTTACCAAACCACTTTGAGTATCTGCAGTAGAAACGAAATCTACTCGATATAAACCATCTATAGGACCAGCGGTAACAATACCAACTTTGTTTGCTGGATAGTTATTATATCCACCAACATGTGTACTTATTCCAGTTAAAGCATGACCAACTAGTACAGGACTATCGTAAATTACAAAGTAATCACCAATCTTTAATTGAGAATTATTGATACCGAATGTATTTAATGAAGAGAAACCATATCCAAGGTTTGTGTTATCATTAAATTCAGATTTAAGTACAAACTCTATCTTCGGTGGAACAGTAAATCCAAGTCCAACAATGAATGTATTAATTCCAACTATTCTGCCGAAATCACCTTCAGACTTGAATGAAAGAACAGTTTCTTCCTTAGTAGTATCACCCTGAACAATAACTGGTGGAGAAGAATTGATCTCATAACCAAATCCACCATCAGTAATAGAAACACTAGTAACAACACCAGCAGTAACACTTGCAGTTGCAGTCGCCCTATTAAATATAGGTTCTGCATAGAAAGCAGTTGCACCACCACCTACGAGAATAAATCTACCCTCTAATCCGAAGGAATCGACAAAGACCATATCATTGATTGGATTAGACTGACCAGTAGATCTAACGTTCCAATTGGCAAGATCTAATGAATAGTAGATAGAACCACCTGTAGCAATTCCGACATAAATTCCGTTCTCAAATTTAATCTTAGTAAAGTCAAATGTTGCTGGATTTGTTGTACCTGCAGGTAAATTACTACTAAATGGATTCCAATAATTCTTATCTGTAGAAGTTAAAATAGTTCCATTATCACCAACTGCAATAAACTTGGATCCATCATAAATTATATCTCTCAAGTTCTGTGCCGTATTACTTGTTTTTGGTCCCCAAATTTGACCAACAGTAGAAGCAACAATAGCACCACCATTACCAACAGCAATATATTCATTTTGTGCGTATACAACTGAGTTTAAAGTCTGAATAGTACTTGAGAACTGACTGTATAAAGTCGTGGTTCCTATTCCTACTCCATTGAAAATAGTTCCACCAAATCCAACAGCAACCCAAGTATCTGTTGCACCATCATAAGTTACATCGTTAAATGATCTTTCGAAGGTACTAGGATAATCAACTGAAAGTCCTATTGCAGGAATCTGTCTCTGTTCTATTAAAGTTAATGGAGTCCAAGATCCAAGTGTATCACCATAAGAAACTGTTCTTGCAGCCTTACCATAATCACCAACAGCAACAACACTTGTGCTACCTACACCTACAGCAATTTCAACTGCATTGAATACTATAGTACCACCAAATCCAATACTTCCTCTTTCCCAGAATTGACCACTTTGAGTATTAACATATTGACTACTACTACCAACTGCAACAACTGGTTTAATCTTACTAATAGCTCTTAGATCTACATTAGCATCTATTCCAGTAATTACATTAAACTTCCAATCTGATAATGGGTCTTTCTTAGTAATCTTGGCAGCAGAAATTGATACTGTTGGAGAAGTAATATTCAAATATCCTCTACCACCAGAGGTAATTCCTAAAGAAGAAATACTTGAAGAAGTAGAAACATATGAAGTTACAATGCCTGGTTCAATAACTCTATTCTCAAATATTCTGACATCTCTTTCTGCTTCTGTAAGAAGATCGAGATCACTGAATAATGGGAATGCATTCTTAACCCATATCTCATTATCTGTAGCACCCAAATTCTTAATTAGATGAGTTACAGGAGATATCTTACTATTGTAAATTGGTCTTGCCTTAGGATAAAGAACACCAGAAAGTATTCTATCTCTTCTTTGTTTCTCCCAATCAATAGGTCTTTCTCTATCTTGTCTAGTATCAATACCAACACTATCATAAGTGAAGGTTTCCATCATATCAGAAGCAACAATTCTCTTAGTTACTCTTTCGAATTGATCCCTATCAAGATCATCAATTCTATTCTCTTTAATCTGTACTGTATCACCAGGCTTGATTGTTGGGATAGGTTCTATCTCTTCAACGTCTAAAGAAGATCCTCTGTAATAGAATACAGAACACTTAGATTCTGCTTTAGGCGCCTCACTAAAGATAATCCTACTTCCCTTGAATACATAAGATTCGCCAGGAGTTTGAATAATATCGTTGATGTAGATAAAGATGTTATTAGTAACATCCATATCTGTGCCAGGAATAGTCTTAAGACTTAAAATATCAGTCTTACCACCTGTTGTTACAGATAGAGTAAATTTCTTTCTATTACCATTAAAGTATGCAGAAATATCATCAAATAAGATGAATTGGCCAGGATAATATCCAAAGAACTTATCATTAGCAATCTCTTCAACTGTTAATTGGAATTCAGTTAAAATACCAACTCTAGGGTCAGTTGTTATTCCAGAAACAGTTAATTTATCATCTATCTTATAAGCAACACCTTCTTCAATAACATCAAATTGTCCAATATGACCATCTGAGTCAATACTAAAACTAGTCTTAGCTCTAGTACCAATACCCGTTGCACCAGAAATATATTCCAATTTCTGATTATAATATGAATCTGGTTCAACTATTTCAAGTTCAATAGGTTTCTCAATAGATCCACCCCTATGATGGTAATATTTCTCAGGAAGAATTCCTGCCTGAACTCTAAAGTTCGCAGAATCCATAGCTTCCAGAACATAGAATCCATCACCTATTTGATTGGAACTTAAGTTTGCACCTTCTAAATGAGAAACAGGGAATTTAATACCCTTCTGTGCAATACCAGATCTTGCATAATTGTGAGGTGTTGTTGATATACCAGCATTTATTGTGAAACTTGTAGCTGAATTAACTTCCTTAACTTCAGTTCCTCCAGAAGCAAGATCTTGTCCACTCTCTGAAAGGTTAAATTCTCTAGGAACAAGTATTGCACCCTGTACTTTACCACCTGTATTATAGAAGGTAGGTACAGTTGAAATACCAACATTAACCTCAATTTGAGTATTACTAATTACTTTAGTAACTGGAGTGCCATTGAAATATGGGTCACCACCTTGAGGATATCTGTGTTTGGTAGCATTACCATCTTTAGCACAAGTAAAGATTAAAGATTCAGGAGCAATCTTAACAGTTTCTCCTCTCTCTAACGTATGAGCACCAATTGTTAATACCAACAATCCTGTAGCAGGATCATAAGTAGAATCCGATACGTCATATGTAACTGTTGTTGTTATACCAACATTAAGAGTAATTGT